GCTCCAAGAAATGTTGGAAATCGTTAGACCCGATGCAGTGGTTCTTCAAAATGATCCCTGGAATTTTCCAGCATATCTTAAGCCACTGTCTAGTTCAAAGGTCATAGGTATCGCAGCAGTTGACGGGAAGAATTGTCGCGGCAACGATCTTAATGGTCTCGCTAGGGCTATCTTTTGGACTGAGTTTGGCCGTAGGGAAGCTCATGCCGGTGGTTACACAGGTGATTCAGCGGTTATTCCCTTGGGTGTACAACTCTCCACCTACCGACCGATAGAAAAAATTGAAGCTCGTAAGCATTTTCAGTTTGGACGTCGTTTTCAAAATTCTTTTATGGTAGGCAATGTTAATCGCAATCAACCTCGTAAGAGGATGGACTTGACCATTCAGTATTTTGCTGAATGGATAAAGAGCGATAAAGTTGATGATGCGTACTTATTCTTGCATGTTGCGCCGACCGGAGATAGTGGGTACGATTGTGCTCAACTCGCAAAGTATTATGGAATTGAGCAGCGGACCATTCTTAGCGAACCGGAAGTGTGGAACGGTTTAAAAGAAGAGGAACTCGCAGTTTTATATTCCTGTTTTGATGTGCAGCTTTCCACCACGCAAGGTGAGGGGTGGGGGTTGACAGCTATGGAGGGCATGGCCTGTGGAGTGCCGCAGGTGCTTCCACGGTGGTCTGCACTAGGCGAATGGGCACAGGGGGCTGCGTTGCTGGTGCCTTGCACCACGACAGCCGCCACGCCTGACAGTATCAACGTCATTGGTGGTGTTCCCGATCGCGAGGAAACTATTAAGACTCTTCGTGTTCTTTACAAGCAACCTCGAATCCGTGAAGAGTATCGTGATATGGGATTGTCGCTTGTACAAGAAGATCGGTTCCGTTGGGAAAATATTGGGGCACGTTACGCTGAAGAAATTGAGATAGCGGTGGATGCTCCGGCTCAACTTCGTGCATATGCGGAGATAGCGTAATGGCAACTATCAATCCTACTCCTTCTGGATTAGGTCTACACGGCATTCATTTTGAACGTGGATTGCAGGGATATGGGGAAGTACGTAAGCGACTGCTTTCTGGAATAAAGAAAGTACCGCTTCAAGTTGCCCGTAACGCCAAGCGCGAGTTCGAAAAAGAAAAAATTGAAAGTCAGAAACGAACGCCTGTTGATACTGGAGATTTGCTTCGTTCACATTATGTGAATGAACCTGAAATCGAATCTAACGGTACGATTAGGGTAGAGATTGGTGCCGGTACAGATCTTCATTACGCGCTGCGGGTGCATGAAGATCTGGATATGGCTCACCCAAATGGTGGACAAGCAAAATTTCTTGAATCTACGTTAAACGAATCTGCTCCGTATATGGCGCAGCGAATCGCAGCCGGACTTGATCTTCGCCGTACGATTGATGGATAATGGCTGGCGAATTTTCTGATCATTTGGCGACACTGTGTGAAGAAGCTGGAGTAGCTGCTGATGATATCAATGTCGGCAGCAAGGCGACTGTACCATACGGAGAAGGTCCGTATGTTGCGATAACAGATACTGGTGGTACAGGAAATCTTCGCACACATAATTCGTACCCCGGTCGAGCATATGATCGTCCAAGCGCACAGATACGGGTTCATGCTGAAGATTACACTGTGGGAATGGCTTTAGCGAAAACGCTCTTTACATATATTGAGCAAGTTCGCAATAGAGATATCGACGGTGTGTGGTATCAGGAAATCATGATGATACAAAGCGCACCGTTCGATATGGGACTCGACGACTCAAAGCGTCCTCGGGTAGCGTTTAACGCGATGGCAGTAAAGAGACCGTCGTAGTAGACGGCAAAGGAGTTCGAGATGGGTGTAGCTGCTAGGTCTTCACACGGTACTCTGATCGCGCATCAGCCCGCCGCCACACCGGGAGTGTTTACGACTGTAGCTGAGATTGGCGACATCGACAATCTTGGGACAATGCGTAATTCATTTGATGTGTCGGTTCATAACGAGGATATCGACACGCATGTTATCGGCGTACTTCGTCGGGATCCTGTTTCGTTCCCGATGAACTACGTAGCGGCGAATGCGGGGCATATCGCCATGCGTACGTCGCACTATGCTGGTACAGTTGACGGCTGGCGCGTCACGTGGCCCGATGATGATTATATGATCTTCTCGGGTGCTATCACGAATATGAGCAAGCCTGCTCCGGTTGATGGTGCGCTGCGGCAGACCATTACTATTCGACCGAGCGGTTTGTTTATCTATAACGGCGCAGTGATCGGCGAAGTGGAATAATGTTGTGGGGGTTTTGGCCCCCACAACTTTTAGGAGGTAATTATGGCTAATGAAAAGTCTGAGCAGAATCCCAGTCAGGATGCTTCGGGTCAGCAGAAGTCACACACAGCTACCCGAACCGTTAATGGCGTTGAAGAGACTCGTGATTTTACTCAGCAGCAGTGGCGTGAGCGAGATAAGACAGAGGGCTGGCAGCGACCGGAAGATACGACAACTGAAGGTGAAGTGTAATTTTGACGGGGGCTTCGGCCCCCATTTTTTGAAAGTGAGTGAGTGATGGCAGATGATGTATACGACGGCATGGAATTTCTCAGCCTCGGTGCAATGCTTGATGCTGAGGATACCACCTATTCTGTTGTGAATATGCCGGAATGGGGTGGAAAGGTGCGACTTGGTTCGTTGACGGCTGCTGATATGATGGAGTGGCTGGAAGCGAACGAATCAGCTAAAAAGACTGCTGGTCTTCGTCTCATTGTAAAAAGTCTCGTAGATAAAGATGGCAAACGTGTCGGCAACGATGAAGCTATTCATAAGTTTGCCAAGAAGAATACAAAGGCCATTGATCGGCTTATTAAAGAAATTCTCAAGTTGAACGGTCTCGACACAAAAACACAGGCCGACGCAAAAAACGACTCAAGCGAAACGCCAGATGGCGCTTCGCCCACGACCTTGCATTAGAATTAGGATTCGCGACTCCCAAGCAGATGCTTCGGCGTATGACGCCGAGAGATTTTTTGTCTTGGGAAATATACTTTGCAATGGAGCCGCGTGGCTCGTTGCGTGCGGATTATCGCTCAGCTCAGATTAAGCATATTCTAATCGAGTTGCAGCGAGATTCCAAACAACATCCAACACCTACCACGATTGAAGAATGTCTATTACGATGGGAGGAAAAAAGGAAACAGACGTGGCAAGAGCAAAAAGAGATTATGTTGGCGTGGGCTGGCGTTCCCCCTGATAAGATTAAGAAGAAGCGATGAGTATAAATATTGGAGCTCTCTATGGTGAACTCAACCTAGTTGACCATTGGAGTAGTGTGGCAGATAGAGCCGGCGCTTCACTCGACCGGCTAAACAGCCAGTTCAACAATTTTACTGGTCGCATCAATTATTCCAACAATACACTTGCCGCGTCTGGAAGGACGATTGCTTATTTAGGTGATCGTCTTTCTCTCCTCTCTGCCCCGATACTCGCCACTGGCGGGGCAATGGTAAAGATGTCTGTTGATTTTGAAAAGACACTTTACAAAGTTGCAAATCTAACAGAAATAGGTAATGACGCATTAGGAACAATGCGTCAATCCATACTAGATTTAGCCCCTGCTGTGGGACAAGGACCACAAGCATTAGCCGAAGGTCTATATTCAATTGGATCAGTTGGATTAAAAGGCGCAGAGGCGCTAAAGGTTCTTGAATTATCAGCGAAAGCATCTGCGGTTGGATTGGGTGAAACAAAAGATATTGCTCGGGCAGTGACAGCGGCGTTGGTCAATTACGGGGATCAGGGACTTACGGCGGCTGCTGCGACAGATGCACTTCTGGTTGCGGTAAAAGAAGGTGGCGCTGAATCAAATGAATTTGCCCGCACATTGGGTCGTGTCATGGCGACCGCAAAGGCCACAGGTGTATCGTTTCAGGAAATCACAACTTCGGTAGCTACCTTTACCCGACTTGGTGTTCGCGCAGACGAGGCAGTAACGGCACTTCGCGGAACGATGGCGTTCCTTATGAAACCGAGTGCCGGTGCTCGGGAAGAACTCATACGTCTTGGAACGTCTATTGAACAAGTACGTGATAAAGTTAAAAGTGATGGATTAGCAGACGCTCTTATAGAATTAGTTAAGTTAGCGAAGGGTAATGAAGATTCGCTTGGACGTTTAATTCCCAATGTTCGTGCCCTTGCGGGAGTCTTGGCAAATGCCAGTAGTCAGGCTGATTCATACAAAGATATTCTTGAAAAAGTCAAAGATTCGACTGGCGCACTAAATATCTCATTTGATAATATTGCTAAGACTGGCGGATTTCGTCTTTCAGTATTCTGGGCACGATTGCAAACCGTAGCGATACAGGTTGGCGATTCGCTTGCTCCTGCTCTGTATAAGGCACTGGATGCGGCGATGCCATTATTTTCAATGGTAGAGAAGCTCGTTGTTGCCTTTGGTTATCTTCCTGGACCGATTCAAACGGCTGTTCTTGCTCTTACAGGATTAACGCTTGTTGCTCCCATTGTTGCGAGTTTTTTTGGCCGCATGGTCGAAGTACTCGGCGTTATCATTGGACCTAAAGGTTTTAAAGGTCTTGTCGAGTGGCTTAGCACAACGACGGGGGTGTGGAAACTTCAAACGGCGGCGATTGATGCAAATACAGCGGCTGTCACAAAAAATGTCGCCGCAGCGACTATCGCATCTCGAACGACAGCATCCGGCACAATGCCTGCTGTTATCTCGAGAACAACTTCTGCTCCTGGAGCATATTCGGTTACTCTAGCCAGCGCCGCTGATGCCGCTGCCGCTGCTTCTCTTGCACGGACTAAGCAATTTCATGAAATGGAAGCCGTTGCTCAAGCGACGGCAATGAATGCTTGGAAGAAAGGCTCGTATAATCTTCTTCCTCCTGAAGTACTTTTGGCTGCAAAAGCGGCAAAGGTTGAATTCGTTGGACTTACTGCGGCGGCTGGTTTGACTGCACTTGCCATCGGTGCTGTTTTTACCGGAGGAACCGTTGCCGCTGCTGCAATGACCGGCAAGATGGAAGAACTGAAGAGAGTTAGTGAAACAGTTCCCGATACTCTTAATAATATTGGAGACATTGTTAAGAATTTTTTAGTTTTTCAATTTGAGCAACTTCGTCTTAAAGTAATAGAGTTTCGTAATGAGTTAAAATATTTTGATGAGAGTACTGGTCTTGATTTTCTAGGAGGTCTTGGTAAAGTTCTTCAAGATCAGCTTGATAAATGGCAAGTTCTATCGCTCTATATAAGTGCTACTGCAAACAGAGCTAAATGGGCTGCCGAAGGTGCTCATTCATACGCGAATGCGATGAATCGACTACAGACAACTCCAGACGTGCATCTTGGACGTACTCCAGAAGACGTTAATAAACTTATAAAAGATGTATATCTTGCACCTAAAGCCACAACTGGTCCCTTAAATCCAGCTTATCAGGATCAGCTTAACTTCTTTGAAGAAGCTCAAAGACAGCGTGAGAACAAATATAAAATTACTGGACCTCCAGGATTTACGATACCTGATACACCACATCCACTCGTAAAACTTGGTGGACTTCGTAAAGAAGTATCTGATTTTAATGTAGAATTAGTAAATCTTAAGAATGAATTAAAAAATCTTGATCCACAAGTTCGTGCAACACTTATATCTGGATTGCAAATACCCGGCAAGAAACTCGAAGAGCTTAGTGAACAAACTGATGTTAGTGTTGGCGCTATTGGTCTGTTGAAAAAAGAATTAGAAAATGCAGCTTCAGGATCACGGGGATACGCTGCGTCTATTGAACGTGTTACGGGTGCAAATCAGGAACTCACCGAAGGTCAGAAAATCGTTATTCTTTCCAACCAGCGATGGAATATCAGTCATTCCGACACCGCTAGAGCTCTTGGGGTTAATGTTAATGCTGTAAAAACTTTCGTCGAAGCAACAAATGATTTGACTGAAGCGCAGATTAACGAATCTGAACGTCGCCGATATATGGCTGAAGGCGTTCGAAAAGTTTATGATGACTTTATACAGCTAGAGCGAAAAGCTGCCAATGCGAGTGCTGAAAGTCTTGTTAAGCAAATCATGGATCGGGAAAAGTATACCGACATGGTTGCTCAGCTTGGCATGACCGTTACGCAAAAAGAAGAGTATCA